CTACTCCGCGGGTTGCAGGTTCGAGTCCTGCCGGGATCGCCAAACTGTTTCTGCCACCAACGACTTCAATGAGTTATCGTCATTATTGCCTAACTCTTCGGACTGGTTAGGCAATCTGATGTCAAATCCGCCTTCCAGCTTTGTCATTGCTGCAACAGCAAGCTTCTTGCGCGCGGCTTCGCGACAGTAGCGCTCTATCTCTCGGATATCGGTGTGGCCGGTGATGGACATGATCTCCAGCGCGCTGCATCCAGCCTCAGCCAAGCGCCGACAGGCGGCCTTGCGCACGCCGTGGGGCGAAGATTTCGGGGGAAGGCCAGCGTCGCTTGCTGCTTCGCTAATCCACGCGGAAAAGGCTTTCTCGCTGCGTGCCCGGCCGTACATGGTTGCGATGAAGGCCGGGCCATCCTTGGGGCAATTCGCGATATAGCGGGCAAGGTCGCTATGCACCGGAATGCACAGCTCAACATGGCCTTGGCTCTTCTTTGTGGTGATGACAAGGCCGTCCTTGGTCAGGTGCTGCCACCCGAGGCGCACTGCATCGGAGCGGCGGAGGCCAGTATGCAATAGCACCTCGAACGCGAGGCGTAGCGGCGTCCCTACGTCGTGGCGCTTCCGAAACTTGGTGATGTCTTCCTCGGTCCAGGTCCGATGGCCAGTTGTTTTAAGCTTCACCTTCTTGGCCACAACGACGGGATTATCGGCGCGTAGGCCGGCTGACACGGCGTAGTCCATCAGACCCTTGAGCCGCTTCCGAAAGTTGCTCGCGGCGGACGGCGTATCGGCCATCTCATCAATCAGCTTATTGACGTGTTTCGGCTGAAGGCCAGCGATCGGCCCCGCCCCGTGCTTATCCACAAAGCGGTCCAAAACGCCGCGATAGGTGGCCTTTGTGGTTTCGGCGAGCATCTTGAATTCAGTCGAGCCGTAATAGCCGTTCACGGCAGCCGCTATGCTGCCGGCCTTAACGCGCCGCGTCACTTGCGGCGGCTCATCCGCGCTCATGGCCGCACGGTAGGCTGTCCAGAATTCGGGCGTGTACAGAGGCGCCAGCAAAGCTATTTGCGCCCTGCCCGGCCGTCGCAGATATACACGGACCTTGCCGTGGCGATCGACGTACTCGTTTACGTACTTGGGCTTTCGCTGCCGCATGCCTTGTCCCAGTAGTCTTCGTTGTCGTTGACCGGCTGAGGCGCACCGCCGAAAAGGAGGTCCAGGGCGGCACGGTCCCAGATGTTCACGCCGAATAGATCCAGCGGCTTGGGAACGGCGCCAGCCAGCACCTGCTTATCGAAGTGAGTCGGGCTGATGCCCAAATAGCGCGCTGCAGCCGCGCGACGGAGGCCACGCGGCTGCATACGATTGTCGTTTGCTGGAATGGGCAAAATACGCCCCTGAGAAACAAACTGCTCTGCAAACCTCGCCGGCTCGAGCCGACGCACAAAGGTGGGGTGGTGAACCGCTGGCGTTTCGCTGCTGGGTGTCAGCAATCCAGTGGCCGGCGATTCACCACCCTAGACTAATTATACCACGGCTGGCGGCGCGGGCGCGTCGCCCAGCATGACGGCGCGAGCACCTTCTGGGCGTGCCGCCCAGACCTCAGCGATATGAGCCCGCCGCAAATCGCGATCAGGATCGCCGCGCAGTGCCCAGTCGGTGAAGAATTCAGCCCTGCCTTGGGCGACGTCGATAAGCGCACCCTCCCAGAATTTTCCGTCATGCCACATGGCACAGGGCTCCAGGCCATGCTGGCGCATCACGCGGTAATATTCCGCAGCGTCAAACTCGCGGGTCGTGTCGATGTTATTCGTGGTAGGGGATCCGGTAGCCATGGTCGCGGTCCTTCGCGGTTGTGGTTAGGGCCGGTCGTAAGGGTGCCACCTTGCGCCGGCCCGTTTTCGTGATAACATGACTACATGAGCAACGCAAGTCATGTTATCACGAAAACACCAAAAAAGAGAGCGCCGGTCACGGGTGAACTGGTTGGGATCCGCATCCAGCCAGACATGGCCAAAGCCATAGACGATTGGCGCCGTAAGCAAGACGACCTACCCGGCCGGCCGGAGGCCATCCGCCGCCTCGTCGAGATCGGCCTAAAGTCCAAATCCAAATAGGATTGCCCTCTCCGCTCCCGCGCCTTAGAGTTGCATCGGGTCTGGGGAGGCTCAATTGGCTATTACTGATTTTATCGCGCTCGACGTCGAGACGGCCAACTCTGATTTTGCGAGCATCTGTTCAATTGGGCTGGTCCACTTTCGGGCGGGCGAAGTTTTCAAGTCGCTCACGATCTTGATCGATCCTGAGGATGACTTCTCGCCGGCCAACATCGCAATCCACGGCATTCGCCATGACGACGTTGCGGGCAAGCCGACGATGGCGAAGGTCTTCCCCGTCATCAGCAACGCGCTTCGCGATACTGCTATTGTCCATCACAGCCCATTTGACCGTACTGCACTCGCGCGAGCTGCAAGCAAGTACGGCACCGATGGACTGCCCTGCACCTGGCTTGACAGTCTTCAGGTAGCCCGGCGCGCATGGGACGGCTACGGCTCTAATGGTGGTTACGGCCTTAAGAATCTAGCCACTTCGTTCGGTATCCAGCTCAGGCATCATGACGCTGCGGAAGACGCCAGAGCGGCCGGCCTGATTGTGCTCCGCGCGATCTCAGAAACAAGCGTGAGCTTGCAGTCTTGGATCGATGATCTCGGCTATGAAAGCATCAATGGAACCATACCGCGTCCATTCAAGCGCAAGACCGACTGGAAACGACATTCACAGGACGGCAATCCGGATGGTCCGCTATTCGGCGAGACGATTGCTTTTACTGGCGCGCTGACCATCGAACGTGCTCAAGCTGCGCAGATGGCCGCAATGGCGGGGTGTAAGGTGTCGGACTCAGTCACGAAGAAAACAACAATTCTTGTGGTTGGCGATCAAGATCTTCGGATGACTAAGGGCAACGAGAAAAGTTCAAAGCATCGCAAGGCAGAGACGATGATTGCTGACGGCGCCGCGTTAAGGATCGTCCGCGAAAGCGACTTCATGATGATGGTGGGATGCGACCAATTCTAGAAAACGCTGATGCGGCAAAAGGCCAAGCCTAATTCAAGGCTTCACTGGCAGCCAAGAAGCGCGCTATCTCAATCCCCGCGCTGTCCAGCACCAAGACGACCGTACCAGCACACTGATCGAATTCCGGATCGCTAGCGATATCGCGCGCGGTGCGGGCTCCATATTGCCGAGCGAGATCGGCCGAGCCAAATACTTCCCCCGCTTCGTCTGTCAGTAGAAGTCCGTTGTGGAAAATCGGAAAATGGTACCGCTGCACGCATGGCCTCATCTGTTTAGGCTATCATGCGTCATCTGAGGACGGGCCGCGCCTGTCGAAAATGACAGGGTAAGCTTGGCACCGGTTCTTAGCGGCACTGTATCTCAGCCCCCGTATTTTTCCCTACGTCCAAAGTCTCGTGTGTGCGGCGCATTGCGACTTGCGCTCGCCATAAGGTTGCGATTTGATCCCTGCATTTGAAATGGGGGGGGGTTAATGGCTGACGTTCAGGTGACATGCATCAATAAGCAGCCGAGGGACAATACTCACGAGGGGATCACACATCTTGGAAATTCAACCGGGAAATGGACGCGCCAAAGCGTGATCGCCTGGATCGAGGCAGGCTCGCACACCTTCTACACGCTAGTAAACGGCAAGCGAGCCGACGTTGGTGTCGTTCAGGGTGCAAACGGCAAATACGTTCGGACATACGCTGACGGGTACTACAACGATAACCTATTGGCGTTGCCAGAGTGCCCATGACTCACGCGCATCATTGAAGCAGGCGTCTTGCGCTCTCGCTCCGGTTGCGGTTGGATAGTGCTTTGGGTCGTGGGGGCCGATATGCGCTTTTTGACGATTGCGGCGCTTTGCGCCGTGCTGGGTGGGTGTGCAGCCGCACCGAAAATGGGATGGGTCCGAGTCGACGGCCAGTCCTCCCGCGACAACCCGGTTCTACAGACACAATTCGAAGTCGACCGAACCGCCTGCTTGGGCGAGCGCAACAAGGCAGCACTGTCCGGGGTCTCCGTCGCCAGCGGCGGCTTGGCCGCAGCTGTAGCAGCCCAGGAGCGATCGAATGCCGCTGATACAGTAGGCCAAGGATGCATGGCCGAAAAAGGCTACCTGCTCGTTCGCGAAGATGAGGCAGATGCAAAACGCGCAGAATTGGCCCGAGTTGCTGAACTGAAGAAACAGCAGGAAGCTGCGGCCGCAGCACCAGCGGCCAAGCCAAAGAACCCGGCCTCCACAGCAAAACCGTCGAGCTAGTGCGAGCCTCGGACGCCACCCGCCTAAGTCTGAATAGGAGACCAGAACCGATGACCACCGAAAATATCAATGTGAACTTCAAGTGCCCAAAGTGCGGATGCACCGAGATCACACTGCCAGATAACCACACTGATGAATCGCACGCTACGTGCAAAGACTGCGGCGTAGATTTCGGTCCCTATGGTGACATCAAGAAGCGCGCCGTTGATCTGGTGAAGAGCGAAGCAAACAGAAAGATCAAAGAGGCTTTCAAGGGGGTGAAGGGCTTCAAGATAACCTAACTCTTGTCCACCACCAGAACGTCCAGCAGTGGTCGAAATGTCGAATTGGCAAGCGTTCTTTTCAAACTATGGATCGATCATCGCGGGCTTTTTTGCAGCTGCAGGTGTCGTCATAGGCATCATATCGAGTGTCGCAAGCTCACAGATGGCGGGAAAGTCAGCCGCCGATCTCACCAGGGCAGTTCAAGTGATTGAACGCCTTGAGATGGTGATCGGTGAGCAATGGTCCCCGTTGGATATAGACCAGATCGAAACGCTGCGTCAGGCCGTTGCCGCGATTCCGATCAGGGGCAAGGTCCACGTCATGTACCTAAACTCCCTTGGCAAGTCTTTCGCTCAAAGTATTGCTACTGCATTCCGGGCCGCCAATTGGGAGGTGCAGTACAGCACAGGAGGCGGATTTGAGGTTGGCGTAGAATATGGTCGTGGAACAAACTCAGCGGAATTGCAGAAGGCACTTTCGTCCGTAATCGATCCGTCGTTGCTAGTGGGAAGAGGACTTGATGAGCAAAACCAAGGTTTCTTCTTTATAGGCGTTGGATCGAAACCACCAAAGCGCTGATTTCCTCCGGCCACCACCCTCCTCCCGCGCCCCTCTTCACAACACCCTCCCCGTTCTCGCCCTCTTCACCGTCTCAACGACACGGGCCGGCAGCTCCGCCTTCAGTTGCGCAAGTTGCGCCTGCACCCGAGCCAACCCGGCTTCATCCGCGCCGCGGGCATCGATGCTGATCGTGACCGGCGCCGAAACGCTTCCGCCCATCGCGCCACTACGCAGCACATCGTTCGGGATGACCTGCGAACCACGCGGTAGGTTGACCAACTCGGGGCCATTTTCGCCGACGATGGAAGGCCCGCCCGGCGCGAAATCTGTGCCCTTGGCGTACTTCGGAAACAGCTGTGATCCTACCTGGATTGTGTCGACAGCACCACCGCTCCCACCGCCGAACAGGCTGGCCAGACTAAACCCGCCGCCACCCGACCCACCGAACGCTGATGACCACAACTGGTCAGCGGCCATCTGAGCGAGCTTATCGGAGATCTTGCTGAGCGCGTTCAGGCCTGCACTTTGCAGCGCATCCATCGCTGACGCGCCATTGCGGATCTGTTGCGTGAAGTCCGCGAAGACACTGCGCGTGATGTCCTGGGCCGTCTTCGAGATATCGGTGAGCGCGTTGACCATCCGCATGGCGGCGGCTTCGCTGCTTCCAAGCGCCGCGGGGACGTTGTTGCCGTAGATGCCGGCAAGCTCGCGAGCGATGCTAACGTCTTCGCCACTGAGGAATGCAGTCTTGGCGCCGAATTCGATTGACGCCGCCACCTTGGCCTTCTCCAGAGCTGCCGCCGCATCACCCGTGCGCTTGGCAAAGTCAGCGATCTCCGCTGCCACCTGCGGCGTAACCTTGCCATACGCCTGCATTGCAGCTGTAGTTAGCGTCGCCTCGGTTCGCATCTGTACCAGTGCCGCCGCGCCAAGACCTTGCGCCTGCGCATCGGCCTGGAGGCGTGCAATGTGCTTCTCTATCGATTCCGTGGCCCGGTCGTAGGCATTTGCCTGCTCATCAACCTTCTTAACCGGATCCTTTGACGTGTCGCCGCGAACCGCCGTCGCAACATCCTGGGCTTGGCGCATCGCCTGTGTCACGGCAGCATAGTTCTTCAGTGCCGCGCCGAGCTTATCGGTTGCCGGAGCCATCTGCACGTCGCGCGGGTCTTTGGTGATCCCGTAATATTCCTCCGAGGCTTTCCGGCTCTCCGGCGTCGTGGTCGCGTCGGTGATCGACTTCCATACGGAAGCGCCGCCGATCCGGTTCGCGAACCAATCCGGCACCTTACCGAGAGCGCTGTAGAGTTGGGTCGCATAACCGACTGCAGCGGCCAGGTCTTCGGTGATGGCAACCCAGCTTTCGTGGTAGTTCATGCCAAGCTTGGCAATGTCGTCCTGCACGGGCTTCCATTTGTCCGCAAGTATCTTCTGTGCGGCATCCATCCGGCGCTGCAGGTCTTGCGCGCGGCCAAGATCTTCATCGGAGATCAACTGCGTCTTGTTGATAGCGTCGGCACGCCTCAACATGTCGTCAAGATATGAGCTATCAGCGCGCAGGGCGGCAGCGACTTTCGGGCCGAACGCAGTCTCTGCCAAATCGATTGCTGCTAGGCGCTGCCCCTTCTGCAGCGCATCGTCAATCAGGGCCACGATGCTGCGGAGCTTGCCCTCCGAGTCATTACCGCCGATCGCCCCGCCAGAGAAGTTGCCAACCTTCTGTAACTCATCGAGGCGCTTTTGAATGTCGGAGCCACCCAACTTGTCGGTGCTAGCTTGGTTGAACTTCTCCAGCGCCCTGGTCAGATCGTCGATCTTATCGCGAGCCTCACCGCCCGACTTGGTGATCCGCTGGAAGAATTCGGTGCTGAATCCCGTGGCACTGGCGGCGGCCGTGACCGCGTTAAATTCCTCGATCCTCGCCTTCGCCAATTCGGTGGCATAGGACATCAACTTGAAAGCGCCGCGGATAGCCGTGATCGCCAGCAGTACTGGTGCCGCCGCGCCGAGCAATCGACCAAATGCCAGCGTCGCAGCTCCCGCCGCGCCCTGAGAAGCGAGGAAGCCGGCAGACATTTGAATGGTCTGCTTCGTGATCGCCAGCGTCGCCTTAGTGGCGAGGCTGGTCGTCTCATTCATCGACTTCTGGAACTGCCTAATGTCAGCTCCAACCGGAATAATAAGAGACGGTCCCGCCATCAAGCGGCCTCCGCCGCGCCGACGAACAACGCAGAAATCACTTCGCTGGCAATGAGCGCGTTCGCGGCAAGTGGCTTCCCGGTGACGTGCTCTTTGACGAGGCGGAACGCTTCATCCGCAGCCATGCCGCCGCCGATGAGACCCAGCGCGATGACGTTCTCGATGTCCGAAACCGAATAGACTTGTTCAAGAAAACGCTTCAGGCAGGCTGCTAGCGTGTCGCCGTACTGACCGGCAAGTGGACGCTGGCCTGAGAACTTCATAAGTAGCTGAAGATTACGCATATCGTGTCCGCCGGCAATGGTGGTCAACACGGTGGGATCATTGAGGCTGAAGGTGCGGACTTCACCAGCAAACTTGATCTCACGCGCGCAGGGATTAGTCGTTGAGGACATCTTGAACGGCCTTTGCAATGTTGGAGTTGATATCCGCCTGCATTGCGCGGGCGGTCGGATAGAAAAATGGCTGCGCGGGTGTGTTGCGCGTGCCGTACTCAGTGAACACAGCGTAATCCGCCTCGCCGTGCGGGCCACGTTCTCCATGCGTCGTGCTATCGCCGCCTGCGGTAACCTCCAGGGTCAGATCGCGTTTAGTGCGACGGACCTTCACACTGTCGCGCAACTGCCCGGTGCGAACTGGCGCTGCATTCCTGATCGCTCTCGCCAGCCTGTCGGCTTCTTGTGCGATGGCTGTTGCTAGCTGGCGCTTCAAGTTGAATGGAAGCTGACCGATCTGCCGGTTGAAGTCGTCGTTAGGCAAACTGACCTCCGCGGGTTGCGCATCGCGCGCCATGTGTTAGACGGCGCCCCTAAACATCAAAGGAGTGCCGCGTGGCAAAGAAAGCGAAGAAGACGGTTCGCCGCGAGTGGACTGCTGCCGACATCAAGGAATTGAAGGCGCACTCCAAGGCTCGGACGCCTGTCATCAAAATCGCTAAGATGACAAAACGAACCGAGGGTGCGCTCCGTCAGAGGGCTATCGTGCTCGGGATCGGCCTGGGCCATCAGCGGTAGTCGAACTGCGGATCTCATCCATTCGACCAGAATTCGATATCGATTTGACATCAATCTGACGAGATCGGGTGCAGACTACAGGTCTTGCGATGAGGCCTGGGGAATTCATGGCCTCGCAGTGAGGTTGAGGGCTCGCTTTAGCCAGCCCCGGCGGGCCCTCCCTCTTATTCGTCAGTAAGACTGACGTACGCAAACATTTTTCGTCAGTGTGACTTCGACAACATTGCGGCACAGCGTCTGCGCTGTAGACTTCATCTCGCCGGGGCTGGATCCATATTTACGTATTCATTTTTAACCCGGCTGGCCGCAGTGGTCCGCCGCTGCGGCCTTTTTCGTTGACCATGCCCGAACAGTCGGCCCGCGCTATGAAACCTGCACGCCATAGATGGCAAACGTGCCGGTGGCGATATTTCCGCTGCTGTAGACGAACCTGACATTTGTCGTGACGACTAGGTCTTGCCTGAACCCGAAGAACTTTCGAATTCCTAGGTTTCCCGGCGTATTGGTGAAAAAGCCGAATTCGCCCTTCACGGAGGGGCGCCTTACTCCATCACCGGGGAACAGCATGCAATCGAATTGACCAGCTACCACGCCGGTCACATCTTGCGACGCTGCAAGATACCAGCCTGTTGTGCTATGAGTAAGCGCTGAGAGACCAGTCCCACTCGCAGCAATGACTTCCGAAACGTACTGATCGGCGCCAGCATCGTAACTGGCGCCATTGTCGGACGAAATGCGCATCTGGAGATCGACGTTGTCGGTCGCTGGAGCGACGCCAAACGCCTCAATCTCGTAGTAATCGTAACCTGAATAGCAGGTCAGATCGACGGTTGCGCTGTTCGATGCGACGGCGCTTTGCAGCAGCGTGCGCTTCGCCAGGCCGCGGGTGTAGAAGCCGGTCCCGTCACAGCGCAGCGTGCAGCTCTGCTTCGGACTCAGCCGAATCGTTGTTGCACCGTCGACCTGTTCGGATGAATTGGGGTCGATCGTCCAGACACCGGTTCCAGTGTTCGTCAAATGACATTCGAAGCCGTCACCCAATGTCGCCGCGGCCGTTAGCGACAATGTCCCGCTGGAAGTCAGCTTGATCAGTGCGGCGAAGTCATTCGCGACCACAGTATAGTTCGTCGATTTCGCCAGGGATGCTCGCTGAATCCCGAGATTCCCGCGCGCCGTCGCCGCGCTCGCCAGGTCAGACAGATTGTTGGCGCTCGACAGATCACCCGCGCCAGGTTCGCCGACGTTATTGAAATTCCAGTCGGCCAGCGTGCCGCTTCCGTTGGTCTTATCGACTTGGATTGTCAGCGTCGTTCCACTGTACGTCGCAAGCCCCTCCATCCAGTTGGACGTATTCGCGGCCGAGCTGGCCCGAACGCGCGCGCCGTCCTGGTAGGCGAGCCCTGCCTGCGTGGTGAACGCCTTCGCACCTGTGCCGATCGTGAGCGACGTCGTCGACGTCCCGCCGTAGCTCTTGCCGGCCGGAATGGTGAAATCCAACACCGCAGCCGTCGACGTGCCCGAATTGTTGACCGCCGCAGCGCTGCCGCCCGCGCCGGTCGTCACGGTCCCGACCGCAACGGTCGCGGCGTCGCCGTCCGTTCCCCTCTCCGCCAGCAGTTGCCAGTACGTCGTGTTCGGCGGCGTGTGGTTGGTATGGTCGAGAATGCACGCATAGCTCGACCCATTGAGCGTCACGACGTCGCCGACCGTGTAGTCGGTCCCGCTGTCCCACGCGCCCTTGAGCTGGAACGCCTTGTAAATTCCCAGGTACGTCCAGATCCCGCCGCTTTTGACCCACGTCTTGCCGGTCGTCGGCTGGAATGCGTACTGCCCTTCGTTGCCGAGCGACGGATCTGGCTCGGTCAAAGCAGCGGCGACGAATACGAAAAAGCCCGTCGTGTTTATCGCTGCAACCAACTGGTCGACCGTCTGCATCGTCTGCGCACCGGCAACGCGCTGTGGATGCCATTGCCAAATCGCATACGCGACATCCGTTTGCGCACCCCCGCCCCACGGCGGAATGGTTAGCGTGTCGGTGTCGACAACGTTGGCAATGATCGTCTGGAAATTGCCGATCTGAAGCATGTCGCCAGGGCGCACATTGACGCCGGACCAAATTGTGCCGGTGCCAGTAACGGTCGTGCCGCCGGCTGAAACGGAGACGGTGCCGGTGGAGTAACTAGAGAGTCCCATTAGCGAGCGATCCAAATTTCGAATTGTTCGTGAAAGTTCTCCCAATAAATTGCGAGATCGCGCTCACGTTGGTCGCCGTTCCGCCGGGTCTCGGCTTCCGCCTTGGCCGCCCTCACCGCCTCGGGGAGAGCCCTGCGGATGTCCTCGCAGGTGCCATCGCGCTCGCGAGCCTTGTACAAATCCGCAGCGCGCTTGCCGGCCTGCGCGCCGAGCTCTTCAACTGTTAGAATCATTGGAAATTCCTTTTGGTGGAATGGGGCTCAATCGAGCAAATCGTCGTTGGGCTCAACTGGCGCCCAGCTCACCTTGCTTGCGTCGGACGGTGTGGCGCCCATGCTTCCCAAGCACAATCGCAACAGCGAAAGCGCTTTGGTGCCGATCTCCTCGCCAGACCGCAAACGAGCACGCACGGTGCAGGCAACCTCGAGCAAGGCGCGATGGCTGTGGTTCAACCACGGCAGCTCGCCAGCGAATTCGCGCCATGCCTCGGCCTGCGCCTCGGTCAGCCATTTGGGAGGATCACCGATTGCGTCGGCGGTCGGTTCGTTGCGTTTGTAGCGGCCAGCATTGATTAGATGCCGGCCCTCAACCACCGCCTTGGCGGCTGGCTTTCTTGGTCGTGGCATTTTTACCCTGGGGGTCTGAATTGCAGATGCGCGTGAAATGGGGGGCCGCCGCTAACAAGGGCGCGATCTGAAAAGAGCGATTCGGTACCCCTCCCTAGCTACCGCGGCCATCCGTCCGCCCCGAACGTCACGACGTGCTGCCCAAGCTCGATGCGCTGCTTGGTTCCGTCATGGCATGGCTTGCAAAGGCTCTGGAGATTGTCGGGATCAAAGAACAGGGCTTCGCTACCCTTGTGAGGCCGGATGTGATCGGCGACGGTCGCAGGCTCAACGAGATCCTGCTCCAAGCAAAAGCGGCACAGCGGCTCGCTGGTTAGTTGATACCGACGCAGTTCTTTCCACTGACCGGTCGAATAAAGGTGCTGCCAAGCTAGCCGGCCTTGAGACACTGTCCTCACCACACGCGCAACACATCAGTGACGCGCCCATCATCATCGACGACAAACTCGGCGCGGTCGCCTGAGCGCAGCTGGAACGGACCTTTCCATTCAGGCTGCCGACGCGCCGCACCGAGATCGCGCGCATCAATCCTCACGGTTTTGCCGTCGTCGAGTTCTGCGATACCACGGTGTCGACGCCAATCCCACGAATGCACAAGCCCGTTGATCGTCACAACATCCCCCTAATCCTCATTGCCTCGCGCCGCGCTGCAATCCTGCGTTTAGCGGCTGCATCATTGTTGGTCGCTGTGGTGGATCGCATCACGGCGGTTGTCTGCGGATATGCCGGCCATGCGACGGCGCTAAGCTCTATTAGGCGCGCGTCTGTGATCGTGCGCAGCGGCAACCCGCGGCCAGAATCATCCCAGCTCTCAGCCTTTACGACGAAGGATGGACTTATCCCGGATACGTCTCGCCGCCCGACCGTCCCGGCAAGCGTCTGCCCATCCGGAGTGTCCAGGTTGACATCGCACTCATAGCGAAGGCCCAGAGCATCCTCCCGCAGACGGAGAGTCCCCGCCGCCGTTCTCCCCACAACTCGACCTGAATCGTGATCGAGTAGCATCCTCACGTCATCCTCTGCGAGGCTGCGCGTGAGACTTCCTTTTGCGAACCTCTCAAGGAATTCGTTTGCGATGTTTGTGACGGAGTCCCAGAGCACGACATAACCCCAGATGGTGCTAGCCTCGGCCAACCTTCGCCTCCGCCGCTTCCAGGCGCGCTTCACGCTTGCCGAGCTTAGATTCCTTCCTCAGGGCGCGCGCAATTGCGATTGGGTCTGTGTCGTCCGTTTTGTAATATTTTCCACGGATGGAAATTCGCCGCTTTGTTTTGGTCCGTCGCTCGTCTGCTTGCTCAAACATAACCCGCCTCCTTCGCTTCGCGCAGATAGCGCTGAATATGTCCGTCGCGAGAATCTCCACAGAACGTCGGCTGCATGGGGACGAGCGACATCCACGAAATGTCGTTCGCAACTAGATCGTCGACCAGCGCATCGTAGTCCTCGCGCGCCGCCTGAAGGGCCATCACGGCCGCAACCATCGCCTTGACGCGCCTTGCATACTCCGGCTTTACGGCAGCACACACGACAACTGACGCCGGCCCGCGCGCTTCAGACAATCGTCTGCGCAGAATCTCTGTAGCTTCCTCCAGATCGCGCTCGGCGGTACGGATTTCCGCTAGGCGCGTCTTCAGCATGGGCGCGCTATCCGCCTCATCGCCCAACAACCTGGCAACGCTGGCCGAAACACGCAAATTTGTGGCGGGCCGCGCTGCGATCTCGCGCTCTACCTCACGGCGCTCCTCACGCAACGTCGATTGACGCGCCTGTAGTTCCGCCTGCTTTTGCAAGAGCGCGCTATACGTTGGGTCGGACTCAGCCAAGCTCGGCACACGAAAGTCGTCGGCGGGTTTCTTTTTCAAAAGTGCCAAGGTTATTCTCCAAAAAGTTCTTCAATCGCATCCACGAATGCGGCGCCATTAATGACGGTACTACTGCGGTGCTTGCCGCTATTCCAATGGCTGGCGTCTGCGCCGACTTCGCGGAAACGAGCAGTTGCCCCGTAATCGTGAATTGCAATCTCAGGCCACGTCGAAACAAATTCGACCTTCGCCTTACGAACCAAGGGCGCATCGCCATGAAGTGCAATATCGGCAAGAATGGCGAGTTGATCGAATGCCGTCTTAACCAGAGAATTGGGAGCACCTTGAAGGTTGGTGCCATGCGGAGCCAATTCGGAATAGACGCGCACGATCTCGTCGGATCGACGAAGCTGCGAGTTTACCGCAAGCGCGATCAGCAAGCGGACAAAATCAGTCTCGTCCAGTTCCGGCGGGCGACCGGGACCACCAGCCGGCAGGATCCCAGCTTCCGTTAATCGCTTGGCAATGGCGCGAGCGCGAGGCTCACGGAAGCCGAGATGTTGCTCGGCCGCGTCCAAGCATTCGTTTAGCGTTGCCACAAGAGCAAACTCCTTTGTCGATTGTCTCTATTGGAGGGATAAATAAAAAGCCGCTCTGCGGCTTCCGGCTTTAGGCCGGGAAAGGGTGCGCGGGGATCGAACCCGCGCGAGTGGTGCACGTCACGTCAGGGCAGAAAATCCGCCGCTAAAGACTAAAGATTTTGGTGGCGCTGCGAGCGTACAAGACTGGGAGATGCATATTTGCGGATTACTACCCTTGCGTTCTAACGCGCCGCAAAAAAAACGGAGGGAACACCGGAACTCGCGCGCCGATCTGGAGTTGTCGGTATTATGGTAGCTGCTCAGGTGGAATGTGGAAGATCAAAAAAGAAAAGCTCGCGGGTCAAGCGAGTGTGACCAGTGGCAATTGCTGGAGGTCGCGAGGAAAACGGCAGCCTATCGGCTCATCGAACGGACGGCCCATCTTAACGACAACAACAAGGGCGTGCATCCATTTGAGCCCTTTCCCGAAGAATGGTGGGCCTCACCGTAGAGTCCGCATCCAGGATGACTGAGGCCGCCTCGGATGCGGGCCTCGCAGGAACGACTCTCCAACAAGCGGATTGAGATTCCGGTCTGTGGCGCGAGAGTGTCGCGCCATCCACCCGGAACGGTCCGTCGTCCAATGCGCGCGTTGGCGATGGACCGATTTTCGTAACTTGCTACCTCTGCATGGCCCCTAAGCTGCCACCCCCTCACTGCCCGCAATAGCGGCGTCCAACGCCACCACCGCCGCACGAACCTCCTTGCCGGCCATCCTTGCGCGATATTGACCGCCAAAGCCTAATTCCTCACCGATCTCCGCCAAGGTGCTGTCGGCCGCGGCCATGTCCAGGATCAGCGCCACTTTGCGCCCCAACGCCTTGCGCAAGCGCTCCATATCCATCGACCGTGCAAGCTCGGCTTGGGCGTCAGGCATATCGGCGTCCCAATTTTCTGTGTCGGCCTTGTCGCTTTTTCGCTGGCGCACCTTGCCGAACTCGGCGTCGGGACTGGTCCACCTGTGCCCATCCCAAATCTTGGCCAACTTGTTTCCGACCCAGCGAGCCCGCTTGTTCTTGACCGCCCAAATCAGCTGCCTCGCACTAACGTCGACCATTTCGCGGTCCATATTCGGTACGGGCTGCTCGCCCGTCTCCGCCTCCTCGTCATGGGGCTCGTTATCGTTCGCAGCCATCCGCGGCGGCTCGTTGAGGGTGCGCCATAGCCGGAGGCCCATGAAGGTCGCCTCATCCTTCTCGCGCTTGGCCCACGTCACGCAGGGCGACTGCTCGTGGTGTCGGGCATGTGTTGCCGGCGCCGATGCCAGCCAAGCGCGGCGGGCGGCAAGGTCGGTGAAGTCGCTGGCCTGTAGGGGCGTGTTGTCGTTTGCTGGGGTCATGGTACCTCACGTGATGTGCTGTCGGCCGTCTGCGCGGCCTGGTGTGATTTTCTTGAAACTTACGGAATGACGCGTGCGACTGGGGCGCCGGTCACTGGTACGGAGGTTACCCAACCCGCGAATACCCCTGGACCATGTTTGGGTTTCCATTTTGGCCACGAGTAAATCTTCCTAGGGGCGCCGGTCACTGCGCGAAGGTGGCGGGGATTGAGATGGCCCCAGCCCCGGGGTCAGGCCGCGTCCCTCAGTGTACCCCGGTCAGACCGGTAAGAGTGATCCGAGTCAGCCTCTATCTGTTCTTCATCCTTACCACTCTGATCTAAATACTGTGTCGAGAGACTCTGATCGCTTGGACCACTATGACCGGGGGGTACAGAGTAGGTGCCGTACCCATCCTTCACAAGCTCACCAGACTTCACCATCTTGCGCAAAAGGTGGGTCACATTGTTCACTTTCATGCCCGTCGCCTCGGCGATTTCTTTTGGCGACTGCTTTGAACCGTAGTTCCCCAGCGCCTCGATGATCTTCCGTCGCTCGTCCGAGCGCTTCACATCATCCGCATTGCCGAGGACGGACCACTTACCGCCGTCAAAGCGGAGCGCCTTCTCGACTTCCTCCACGTCACGACCTCGGCCATACAGTTTGGGTCCATCCGCGGTTCGGTCAAGCACCATAATAGAGTCGGCTGCGCCGGTAAGGCCGTTGGTTCCTGAGATCATCTCAAGTGGATCGCTAGCCTCCATCTTGCGAACGTGCGTCACGACCACCACGGCAAGGCGGTGCTCGCTGGCATACTTTTGCAATGGCGAGAGAGCGGCATAGTCCGCTGCATAGGAGTCTTGGTTGCGCCCCTTTGGGGGGCGCACCATCGCAAGTGTATCCACAACAATCAGGCGCGGATCCTCGGCGCGAGTGCGCCAGGCGTCCAGCACTTCGATCAGCCCCTCACCGATTTTCGGCGCCTCCGTTAGGAGTGACAGGTGTGATAGGTCGGGCCGCAGTGATTTCAGCTTTGGCAACACCACACGAAGGCGGTCTTGCAAGCGGCGTTGGTTGTCTTCGAGCGCAAGATAGAATGCGTCCCCCTGGTCGCATCTCACACCGAGGGACACGCCACCGCTCGCCACCGCGACTACCCAGTCCAATGCGAGCCACGATTTACCGAGCTTCGGTCGACCACCAAGAATGGTCAGGCCTTCCGCGACATAACCTGGGATGACGTATTTGATTGGCTCGAATTCCAGACCAAGCAGGGTCTGCGCGTCAACGAATGCGGAGTGCTCGTTGTTGTCGTTTGCAGGCTTCGGCGTGAACATCGAATCCACTTGCCGATATAGCTTATGCAGGTCGGCCCCGGTCGTAATGTCGAGCGCTTCGCGGACTCGCCGTTTCGCCTGATCGGCGGCCAACCATGCAAGGTCATCCCGGATTTCGTCCGGGTCGCCCGTTAGCTGGATTTTCTTTAGCGCCTTCTCGTCGCCGCCAAAGGTCCACTCCCAAACATCGTTTGCAGCGTCGAGGGTGGCGCATTCGATGGTGCAGGCATTGGCGAGCACCTTAAAATGCTGCCGATAGCCGCCGCCAGCAACTGATACGACGCCACTGCAGCCAGCCTTGAGCCAGTCCACGGGGTTTTCATGAAGCACTACTCTGGCGCGGCCGGTGTTTTCCACACCCAACCAATCTGCTCGGCCGCAGACGGTGTGGAAGGCGTTGGGGTTGTTGCGGTGGATCAAGCACAGGTCGGCGAATTCGCCGGCTTGGTAGACCGGCAGAGCGATCCAATCCGGTTCGGCGTCGGTAATGACGAAGGTATCGCCCGGTGCCTCGTCATCGACCGCAATCATCTTGGCGTCGGTGCAATTGACGCCATGCTTAGCAAGCCAAGCTTGCGCAGCAGCGGCGCCAGTGGATGCCTGAAATGCGGCCTCAACATCGGCCGGATTGGGAAGGCCGGTGAATTCGTCGTTGAGTCTAACTTGCGAGGCGTTCAT